ACACCTACAACTAGCAGGTGATGTGATGCAAGAGAAGTTGACAACCATAAAGAAAGATAATCCAGATCCAGATAAAGCAAAAGAATTATTCATTGAATCAAAAGACATACTGTCAAAAGGTGGGAACATTGATAGGGCAGTTGCTTTTTATGTTATCAACAAATGTAGTTTTAGTGGACTAGGAGAGAACAGTTCATTCTCAAGACAAGCAAGTGACTCAAATTTTTCTATGAATGGTATAGACAAACTGTCAGGGTACATGCAACTTATAAAAGATTGGAAGATAACCAATCATTCTTTTGAGGAATTGCTTCAGGGTGATGGATCATTCATATATCTTGACCCACCATACGAGATAGGATCTAATCTTTATGGTAAGAAGGGTGGTATGCATAAGTACTTCCATCATACCAAGTTCTCAGAGGCATGTTGTGATAGTAAACATAAAATGCTGGTAAGTTATAACTCATCTAATCTAAATAAAAGGAGATTTGCTGAATGGCAAGCAGCAGAGTATGATCATACGTATACCATGAGGTCTACAGGTGATTATATCAAAGAGCAAAAAAAACGTAAAGAACTGGTGTTGACCAACTATGAAAACATTTAAAGATTTCATTGATGACATACAAGAGAGTAGTATGTCTCGTCTAAAGTCACAGTCTGACAAGGGTGGCACTGCAGTCATGTCAGCATCTAGAGGTGAAAATTCAAACAAAGAAAATAGAGCGAGAGCAAAGAAACTTGATAAAGATATTCGTGGTAAGTTTGGAAGGGGTGCAACTAAAGCGATTGGAAAATATGATGAAAAAGATAAGAAGACTGGTGAGACTAAAAGAGTGAAGGAAAGAAGTCATGTGATACAGCAAGGTAAGATGGGTAAGAGAAAGTTCAAGAAAGCAGTCAAGTCTCTCGGCAAGAAATATGGTCAGGACTCAGTAATAACTCAGCAGAAAGGCGATAAAGATGCTACACTAAAGAGAACCAGAAAAGGTGGGTTACCCAAGAGGAACATTAAACTTGGGAAGATGAGACCTGGTCGTTCTGGAGAAAACGAAACCCAGAAAAAAGGAAAGACCTTCACCTATGACACAAAGTAAACCTTATGATGATAGTAACTGGAGGCAAGATTACCTTGGTTACAAACACGTCACTAAAAAACAGAGAGAACTTTTAGAGAACGGAGCAAAGAGTCTGTCTCAATCATGGTTACTTGGTGCAATGTATAATGAGTGGAAGTCCATAAAAGGATATAATAAATATGATCCTAAAGAAAATAAAGGACAATTGCAATCTTCTATGAAGGAGTTCTTCAAAAGAAATGGATAGTGTAGAAAACCTTTACGAGGATATGGAAAGACTCAACATGTTATATGAAGAGATGTGTTGGGCACATGATGTTAAACTTGACTTCAGAGCAGATTATGAAAACAACAGAATCATCATCAAACCAAGACCTACAAAATTGGATTCTGGGTTATCTTAGTAAACCGAATGCGGTTTTCAATAATATGCCACCATGTCCTCACGCTAAGAAAGCATGGTTAGATGGAAACGTAGAGATAAAGAAATTTGTAAATTATGATCTACTTAGAGAGACTATAAAAAACATAGTTGGATCACAGGTAAAAATATTTTACTATGAATACCCACTGCTACCTGATGCTGACAAGTTGAAAAGTGTTGTAACATGGTTGGCAAAGGAATATCCTGACTACATCTTCTATGATGAACACCCAGATACAATAGAAGAGGTTGGTGGTGAAGTAATTAACAGTGGTGTGTCTGCTATAATTGTTCAAGATAGAAAAGATTTGTTAGAAAAGAGAGCAGAATTACACAAAACAGGTTATTATGATAAGTGGACACCTGAGATGAAGGAGAGGATCTTTGACCGTTGAATTAAAAATGAATGCTCTTGCTGATTTTCTAGGTATTGAAGTAAAAGAATCTACTAAAACTTGTAGGAAATGTAATAAAGACCTTCCTATATCTTGTTTTAGGACAAGAGGTGAAGGGAAAAAACCAACAAGAATTGATCTTGATTGTATAGAATGTCAAAAAAGGGAATACAAGATTAGACATAAACTTAGAAAAACTGCTCCCCCACCTCCAGATAGGTGTGATATTTGTGGTAAACCTGCTTATCAAGACCAAGCATATCGTGCTGGTTATCGCTATAAGACATTATGTTTAGATCACGATCATAAAACTGGAAAGTTTCGTGGTTGGTTATGTGATGGGTGTAATGTGGCATTGTCAAGAATGAATGATGATGTTCATATTCTTAAAAATGCAATCAAGTATCTTGAGAAACAATGACTGAACTAAAGGATTGGTTGAATTCTATCAACAGCACCAAGAAGAACTTGGTAGAGGAAGATCCAGACTGCATCAAAAAATATCCACCATATATTATTAATAGATGTCTGTCAGGTCACCTTGACTGTATCATGTATGTCAATGAGATGAACATGCACATAGACCTCGATAAGCAGTTGCAATATGACTTTTATCTAAATACTCTCAGATCTAAGAAGAGGTTTGCACCTTGGATTAGGAAAGAAGAGTTGAAGAACCTTGAGTCCATCAAGTCATACTATGGATATAGTAATGAAAAGGCGAAGCAAGTTCTCCCACTTCTAACCAAAGAACAAATTAGATTTATTCAAAATAAACTTGAAGTTGGTGGATTGAAATGAATGTTATGGAACCTGAGTATCAATGGTCTCCTGATAAAATGGTTGAGATATTATTATCTGAACCAGATGACTTTCTGAAAGTCAGAGAAACTCTTACGAGAATTGGAGTAGCATCCAGAAAAGAACAGAAGTTATATCAATCTTGTCACATACTTCACAAGCAAGGTAAGTATTATATTGTTCACTTCAAAGAATTGTTCGCTCTTGATGGTAAGAGAGCAAACCTGAGTGTCAATGATGTGCAGAGAAGAAATAGAATCATTCAATTGCTTAGTGATTGGGGATTAGTAACCACTGTGGTAGATGAACCACTCGACATAGCACCACTAAATCAAATCAAAGTCATATCATATAAAGAGAAGGGTAATTGGACGTTAGAGACGAAGTACAATATAGGAAAGAAAAAAACAGTTGAATGACGTACTCACGTATAGTCACTGGAGATGCTTCAGAATACGACATCTATTCTCTTACTATAAAAAAGGAAATGATTTTTCCTGAGGGATTAGATCTACATGAAAAGTATACTAACTTGTGTAAATTACAAAAAGAAAAGTTTACTCATATAAAAATACCAAAATTTAGGTGTTGGATAGATGGTGATCTACTTGTATATGAATCTGATTTTATAAAAGGTAAAACAATACGAAGTATAAGAGATTTCAATAATCTATACGAAGATCTAATTATAAGAGATTCTGATTATTCTTTTAATAATATGTTACCTGAGAATTATATAAAAGATTCTAAAGGTGATATCTATGCTATAGATCTTGATGAGTATGGGTATCATCCATACGAAGAGAGAAAGAAAACATGGGAAAAATTCTATGGATACTATGCACCACTCATAGAAAAGTATCGTGGTAAACATCAGATGGATGCACAGGTGTATGGTTCTGGTCAGAGACAGAAGAAGGTAGTAGATTTACTTGAAGGGTTTTTCAATTCTAGTGTCACACTTATCCCTGATGATGACTACTTAGTTGTGATAGACACTAGAGAATTTTATTCTTTTGAAGAGACTCTTAATTATTTGAGGTCATTATATGATGAGATTACTCTACAACTTCAGGTTGATGCACGAGGTGTCGTAAGTATACACAAGAAGACATCCGAACTATTCAATAGTAACAACCGCACTGTGAATGAGAAGTAATATTGTATAATTAGTAGTGTCGCCTACGGGGACATTACAATTAGACGCTCAAGGAGGTCACCATGTTTGGAACAGATGGCAGTGTTACACTGTCCGTTGGAGATACTTACGATTATCTTCAAAAGATTAGACGTAACATGATTGGTTTTGACGAATGGCATCAAAGATTCGACACACCAATACAAAATTACCCACCTTATAATACGATAAAGTTATCGAATAATGAGTATAGGGTCGAGGTAGCAGCAGCAGGATTCAAGAAGGAGAATCTAAAAGTCTATACACAAGAAGGACAACTTGTGGTAGAAGGTAATAAGGAAGATGGGGTAGAGCATGAGTACATGCACAGAGGACTAGCACAACGAGCATTTACTCGTACGTGGTCACTACCAGAAGAACTTGTTGTCAAGAAAGTAGATTTCAAAGACGGACTTCTTCTCATAGACATCGAGAAGGTTGTACCAGAAGCACAGCAGCGAAAAGATTGGCTCTAAATACATACATGTATTCAAGAGTTTTAAGACACATAAAACCAAAAGATCTCAGAGAGTCACTGACTCTGAGGTTTACAGAAATCCTCAATCCGACCTT